GCTGCACGTCTCTTAAAATTATTATCTAAACCAGAGAGGTTCTTTAAGTAGTCCCAACTTTTTGAGAAAGGATCTTGCTCTTTAAACTTATCTACTTCTTGTGCAACATCATCAATACGTGCACCAATTATAAACTCTCTGTCTTCTGACATTACTCTTCATCTCCATACTTTGCAATAGTATCCTTGGCTGCCTGAACAGCACCAAGGTCATTGAGTGATGGAATAAGGCCAGCCTTCATTCTGTCAACTTGCTCAGAATATTCTTCTTCTGAAACTCGTGTTAAACCTGGAACAAAAATACATTCCCCATCGCCTTCATCTCCGTGATACTTAGCAGCATCTCTTAGTTTTGCAATCTGAGAGATGTCCCCACGTACTGAAGGAATATTTAGGATTGATCCAGTGCCATCTGTGAACCATTTTCCATTTGATTTTTTATAAACGTAAAGTCCCCAGTTATACTTTTTTTCTATAACTTGTCGTCTAACGTTGCTTACTATTGGTTTGCCAGTTTCAGGGTTAATTAATGAATCCATAACCATAAGTATACCATATTATGCTGGTTCATGACTTGACAATTGCCATGTTGATTTGGTATATATCTTTAATGTGTCAGCAAGGATACTAAGGCTTTCTCCATCATCAACAATAATCTTATTTGTGCCAGTATAGGCTTCAAATATCATGTCTGGCTTAACACGATAAAGTTCTGATTTTCCAAGCACAAGAACCTCTTCCCATACGGAAGGAATGTCCCAATATTGCCAATCTAGGCTGCTAGATCTTTCGAAAGACTCTACGTCTGCCCATGGACGTGTAGTTATTCCATCAAGTTCTGCAGTGCTATTATTCTTGTAGTAGGATAGGTGATTAAATACTACTGGACCACACACCCTTATTGCTCCCGCAGAATTATCAAAATCTAGACTTTGAGCAAATGATATCCCCAGGATGCCCCACTCTTTAGAGACAAGTCTTGGCTCTCTGGTAAGTATTCCATTCCAATAATAACTTAAACCATTTACTGGCTTTCCAGTATTCTTACTTAAAGCATATATTCTTGCTCTATCTCCATAGATGCTGTCAGCAATCATGTAAAACTCTATAACGTCCTGCTCTTTGGAGTATGCTCCAACCAAACCGCTATACTCTATTTCAAAAATCTTTGTTGGGAATGGAGAGAAAAGTCTATTATCGTAACGCAACCAGATTTGCATGGCACTCATTGAGTAGTTTTCAGACTTTCCAGGATTAACAATCATCTCAATTCCACGAGACTGTGTGGGGTCAAAGTCTCCACGGATTGTTAAGCCACTATCTCTTGTTAAGTATAAGTATGGAACAATATCTTTTGATATTGAGTATGGATTCTTTGCCTTATAGTCATAAAGAATTCCGCTTCTTGTATATGGAAATAGGTCTACCGCATTTTTTGTTCCAATCGGATTAAATGAATTTTCATTTAGCGATTTAGAAGCAAACTGTAACTGTCTTATTTGCACAGGATTGGATAAGATACCACGAACATTAAATTCCAAAGAATAGCAGATTGCAAGTTCATTAAAGTCTACAAGGTTTGAGTTTGGATATATAAGAGTTCCGTTTACGACTTCAAACTTTGTCACTTCCCAATTTTCAAAGTTATTGATATCGATAAGTCTTCCCTCAAGAGGTGGTTGAGAAATTGTAAAGTCAGAATCAACTAAAACATTTTTCTTGTATAGGTATTGAAATGTTATAAAAGATCTAACACTAAAGTCTCTTGTATCATATTCAAAATACTTTTCTGCATTCTGTGCAAGATCTTGATAGTTATCCCAGCCAGTGATTAATGGATTGTCTAGGTACTTGTGTGTAACACCTCTAAACTTATCAACTAAATCCTTATACTTAAAGTCAACTCCTGGAACTGTTTCTTTTTCTAGCAACTGTGTAGGCTCTGGAACATCAACGTTAAACTGTAAAAAATCTAGATCATAAAACTCAGAGCCATTGCTTCTTTGTATTGTCTTTGCAAAATATGACAAGGGAATATAGTCTTCCCAGTACCCCTTGACAGCAATATCCATGAACACTTTATTGTATCTTTTAATTGCTATAAGTTCATATGATGCTGTTGATGACAATATCTCTTCTACATTCTGCCCTTCTAAAAATCCATTTTCATTAAAGTACTGATCAATATCAATTGAGTTTCTTGACGACCTCAACCCAATAGAGTAGGTATTTCCATTAAACTGAAGACTTCTATCGGCTGGGTCCCCTAGCACTGAAAGTGAGATTGAGTTAACAGAGTTAAAGAAGTTGCTTATCTTATCTCCAAACCTTTCTTTCATTACTGGAATACTTATTCCAACAGAGAACTTGTCTGAAGTAGATACAAAATCAAAAGTGTCCAACTCAATCTGTGATCCTAAAGAGTCAGTAAAAATATATTTAATAGTTGACATGTTTTTTACAATGCCTAGGTATTCGTTAGTGTTTTTATTTTTAAACTTAAACAATGTCTGTGAGGCTTTATTTTCTACCTGCTTAAAGATACCAGTAACAGAAGAAAGTTCGTCCCCCAATACAGCAAGATTATCAAAGTACATGTAAGAACTATCCTTGTACTTTCCAAAACTTAATCTATAAAATGGATCGGACTCATTATTAATTACCTTTAAGTCATTCTGAAAATCTATAAAATCTGAGTATGATGCACCAATATACAGTGTTGGAAGACTATAGGACGGTGCCTTTAAAAACTTTCCAGATGTATCTAGGTTAGAGTAAAGAGCATCGGACCATGATGCCATGTCGGGATAGTTATAATTATTTGTATAACCAGCATTTGAGTAGTCTATTGAAGCAACTTCTCCATCATAAACTGTGGATAGAGATTCTGGAAGATCAACGCCTTGACCATAAACAAATCTTCTTTTTGCTACTGGAATTGCAATCCTATATGGATAAAAAGAAATAGAGTCTACTTCAACTGGAGTTACATCTTCATAAGAATAAAACCCAAGCCAGTCTTGATCCTTCTCATTATAAGAATACTTTGATGGGAAAAATAGTTCATCATTATTCAGTGGCATAGTTATTACTTGCTCACCGTTTATTAAAACAACTGCAAGTTCATCTGCTACAGATATATGAACAAGCATTGGTCTAAACGACTCCCCTATGTAAAAAGATTGAATGTTGTCAGATATAACCAAAGTGATAAATCCAGACTGAACATATAATCCATCTTCTGAATTAATAGGTCCAAAAATTCTTTTTGGTGTTTGATTATCTGCTGAGAACCTTAGCCACATCTCTATGGTGTAGTCTTTGTTTCTGCCAGACTCATTTAAAAACCCCATACCTGGAATAATTAGTGATGGAAAAGCCTTTGTAATATATGTACTTGGAATTGTTAGTGGACCATCTGGAGAATCGGACCCTACAAAGTCTGAGTTGTTGTAGTTTAAGAATCCTCCATTACCGTAGTCTGCCCATAGAGTTGTACTATGCTGACTTCCATCATATACAGTTCCTTGCTCTACCGTCGTATAATTAGGATAAAGTTTTGTTACATTTGCTGCACCAAAAACCATGGGGATACTTGTGTTTTGTGCACGAAGACTTTTTTGCATTGATAAGTAGTAGCCCTTATTAAAAGGAGTCCCATATGACTCTGCAGGTACACACTTGATTCCTTCAAGGTTTATATTTCCAGGTCCTGGTCCAAGATCAATAAAAGATGGCAGTGGCTCTAAATCAATTCCTAGTGAAGTTGCCTGATAGTTTTCTGACCACTGACCAAGCGATATTCCATTTACAAAAAATTCATAATCTGTTGTGTCTGGAGATATTCCTAACTCACTGTAATCGCCACCCCAAATTGTAAAAGATATTATTAATCTCATCTCAACATTTTGTTGTGGTAAATCAAATGTTCCTGATATATGAGTCCATGAAGAAAAATCAGAATAGTTAAAGTCTTTCATCTCTCTGAAAATTGCTCCATCTATTTCGTCATAGAATTCATAACCTATTGAGATCTTATTAAACAAAACAGACTTTGGCTTAATGTAGACGCCAAATGAAAATGTCTTAAGTAGACTATTTATTTCAGTAAAATTTAAAATATCTGGACTAGTAAATGTTATCACGCTAGTCTCTTTTGAATCTTGCTTTGGCAAAGATATCTTGTTGACAACACTTGATGGGAATGGAGCATTTAAATCTGTTACAGAAGATACGGAACCATCTGTCATGGTCCATGTAGACATATCTCTATTTGCTTCTGATATTAGAGAAACATAGTCACAGGTGTCATCAAGAGACCACAGAGCAATTGGATTCTCTGCAAAGATTCTTTCTGAGTAAAGATTTGATTTTATAGACATAGGTTCTCCTAGTCTATTTTATCACACAATGCGTGTAAACCAACGAGGTGCTGTATATCTAACAAAGCCAGTGATTTCCTTGACCCCGTGAATAAAATCTGGATTATCTGGGAAGCAGACTAAATCTCCAGCCTCTGGTTTAATCGATATATCTAACTCTGGAAAGTAAATCTCTCCACCAAGATAGTCATCATTGATATAAAGAAGTGTTGCTATATCGTTTGGTCTTGATGAATCAAAATGTTCATGCATCTTTGACCCAGGCTCAAATCTTGCAATATGAGTTCGTCCTGGATCATAATCTTGAAATGGCCCATCATATGATTCTTTAACAAGACTATAAACCTTTTGACCGTAATCATTCAGCAAAGAAAATATTTCAGATGCACTTGTTGAAGACTTGCCAGTAAAGACTGTAAACTCTTTTTCAGCATTTCCAAATTCTGTAAAGTCAGAATCTACAGACTTTGCATAGTGATAAACCTTTTCTGCAACGTCTTTTGGCATAAAAGACTTTTTATGAATAATCTTTGATTTCTTATCTTCCATTACTTTACCTTAATTTCGCAATAGTCTGTTGTGCAGTATGCTTCACCCGCTGCTTCAAGATTATCTACACCATCATAGATAGCCCCAAAGTCAATATGCTTTAACTTACCAATATATGACTCATACTCTTCTTCAGTAATCTGAGTATAAGGCTGTTGTGGATAAACAGTATTTCCCATTGGAAGGAATGATACTGCCTTCAATTGACCCTCATACATGTGAAGTGCTGGAGCAACATGCTTTGACTCTGTTTCCTTATCAAAAGATAGCGTTACAGAAACTCCGTTATCTGACCAGTACTTCTGAGCAGTTGCTGCAAGTGCAATCTTTTCAAATAATGTCACATCTTTTTCAGAACGCTTCTGTCCAGACTTAATTGGGAAGTAAACTACTGATGTGTTTGCTGAAACAACATCCTTCTCAATTGTATAATCTGCTGCTTTAAATAGATGTAGCATTGGATCTGTATCTCCAAATCGAATTGCACGTAGGAAGAACTCTCCTCCAGGACCCCAGTGAACTCCAGGAGTTGCACCAGAAAGAATCGACACAGAGCCAGATGGCTTTACTGTTGTTACACGAATAGATTCACGAACACATAACCATTCTGAATACTGCTTGTCATACTTGCGAATTGTGTTATATCCTTCATCCATCCATTCACGAACTGCTGGCAAGCCACGATTATCTGCAAACGATGCAATACCAGTTAGAGATGTACCAATACGACGGTTACGTTGCATAATACCGTTTGTCTGCTGCCAATGTGTTGGAAGCAATGTTACAGTCTTACCATAAAGGTAAGCAAACTTTAATGTCTTGAGGAAGTCCTCCTTGGATTCATGTCGATTTAAGTGAACCTCTACAAGAGTACAAAGTTCGTATGATTCCAATGGTTGCTCCGCACAAGGGTTAAATCCCATAACACGATAGTCTTTTCCATCTGCAGGGTCTGCTAGACGACCATAGTTACGAGCAACATCAAGCCAAATAAATCCTGGCTCACCGTTATTAACAATGAGATCAGTGTACTTTTCATAGTCCATTCCGACTGTTGCAGAGATTGAGTTGTTTGACATCCATGCCCAACCTGGATTTTCTGGATCAAATGAATTTCGATCTGGGAACACCTCTGAGTTCTTAAGATTAATAAAGTCTTCATCTCCTGCTGCACCAAGTGCTAGTGT